AGCACAAAGAGATACTTTGTATAAAGCTGGAGTAAACCCAATTGCTAATCTACCTGGTCAAGGTATTTTACTATATGGTGATAAAACACACCTAAATAGACCTTCAGCGTTTGATAGAATCAACGTGCGTAGACTATTTGTGGTAATTGAAAGAGCGATCGGTTTGGCTGCTCGTAATACACTCTTCGAACTTAACGATGAGTTTACAAGAGCCGAATTTGTTAACATCGTAGAACCATTCCTAAGAGAGATCAAGGGACGTAGAGGTATAACAGACTTTAGAGTCGTGTGCGATGAAACAAATAATACACCCGATATTATCGACAGAAATGAATTTATTGCAAATATCTTCATTAAACCTGCTCGTTCTATCAACTACATCACCCTTAATTTTGTTGCAGTAAGAACCGGCGTTGACTTCGAAGAAGTCGCTGGTCTTTCGGTATAAGGAGGGTATAACAGATGGCAGTTTTAGGCGTAGATGATTTTAAAGCCAAAATGCGTGGTGGTGGCGCTAGACCAAATCTATTTAAAGCCACTATTAATTTTCCTGGCTATGCAGGTGGAGATGTTGAATTAACATCATTCCTATGTGAAGCAGCAGCATTGCCTGCTTCTACAACAGGTACAATTATTGTTCCTTTCCGTGGTCGTCAAGTAAAGTTCAATGGTGATCGTGTGTTCGATGTATGGACACCTACTATCATTAACGATACAGACTTTAATGTTCGTAACGCAATGGAGCGTTGGATGAATGGTATGAATGCTCACTCAGCAAATACTGGTCTAACAAATCCTGTTGATTACGAAGCGGATCTTGTAGTTGAACAACTTGGCAAAGATGGTAACACACTAAAGACATATAACTTTAGAGGTTGTTTTCCAACAGCGATTTCTCAAATTGATCTAGCGTATGGTCTAGAGAATGACATTGAGAGATTCCAGGTTGAGTTCCAAGTACAATACTGGGAATCAGGTACAACTACCTAAATAAATATAATTGGAGAGCCTACGGGCTCTCCTTAACTTAATTACGAGAACTAGTATGGCTGAGACTGAAGGACTTAAATTATTTGGATTTGAAATAAAACGTGCTCGCAATAAGCAAGCGGAGAAAATGCAATCCGTTGTACCACCTGTTGATCAGGATGGAGCAGGCTATGTTACGGCTGCTGGAACTCATTACGGCACTTATGTTAATCTTGGCGAGGGTGATCATGCCAAGGATAACCATCAAAATATTAGACAATATAGAGCTACATCAATACACCCCGAAGTAGATGCAGCTATTGAGGATATTGTAAATGAATCAATTACCTCTCAAGCAGGAGAATCTCCTGTTTCACTTACATTAGATCATGTTGATGACATTAGTGATTCAGTAAAAAAACAAATTAATGATGAATTTGAAAATGTAGTATCAATGTTAAACTTTAAAGATCTTGGACATGATATCTTTAGACGCTGGTATATTGACGGTAGAATATATCATCATCTTGTAGTTGATGAAAATAATCTCAAGGCGGGTATTCAAGAGATTCGTCCTATTGATGCTTCCAAGATTCGTAAAGTAAAAGAGATAAAGAAAAAGAAAGATCCGGTTACCGGTGCAAACCTTGTTGAGAATGTAAATGAATTTTACATCTATCAAGAGAAGCCAGGTGGTATGTCGGGCGGTATAAAATTATCAAATGACTCGGTATCATATGTAACATCGGGTCTATTAGATGTTGATAGAAAGAAAGTAATTTCATTTCTACATAAAGCATTAAAACCAGTAAACCAATTACGTATGATGGAAGACTCGTTAGTCATTTATAGACTAGCTCGAGCACCTGAAAGACGTATCTTCTATATTGATGTTGGTAACCTTCCCCGTGGTAAAGCAGAAACATATATGAAAGATATTATGGCTCGTTACCGTAATAAACTAGTATATGATGCTGACACCGGTAAGGTAAGAGACGATCGTAAACATATGTCTATGCTGGAAGACTTTTGGCTTCCTCGTAGAGAGGGTGGGAGAGGCACAGAGATCTCCACCTTACCTGGAGGTGAAAACCTTGGCCAAATTGATGATATCCTATATTTTCAAAAGAAGCTATATAAAAGTCTTAATGTGCCTATTAATAGATTGGAACAAGAAGCTCAGTTTAGTTTAGGTAGATCTACAGAGATTACTAGAGATGAAGTAAAGTTTCAGAAGTTTATTGATAGATTAAGAAATCGTTTCTCAATGTTATTTACTGAAATTCTCAAAAAACAATTGCTTATGAAAGGCATCATTGTAGAAGAGGATTGGGAAAAGTGGAAAAATGATATTGTAGTTGATTATGTAAGAGATAATCACTTTACTGAATTAAAAGATGCAGAGATATTACAAAATAGATTACAAACTCTTGATAATGTACAACAGTATGTTGGAGAGTTCTTCTCTAAAGAATGGGTAATGAAAAATATCTTGCAGCTAGATGATGATGATTTAAAACAAATGAAAGATCAGATGGCTCAAGAACAACAATCAGGTGATATTCCAACAGATGAAGAACCTGAACAGGATCAGGAATCAGATACGATTCCAGATGAACAACCACAGCAAGATGGAGCTTTAGCAGATTATGAGCGCAATAGAAGACCTAATTAATAATGTAGTTGACCAAGACTTCAGCAAAGCTGGGCCTATGTTTACTGATATTATTCAAAGCAAAATGAATGATGCTTTGGAACAAGAAAAAATTAATGTAGCGGCAGAAATTTATAATGACGGAAATGCAGTAGAAATTGAAGAACCAGCTACAGACGATACAGAAGCAGAACAAGATCTTGAAATGAGTGATGATGAAGTTGATGACGTTACTGACGAAGAGATCGAAGCTGCTATTGATGAATTAGATGATGAGTATACTGAGTACGAATTTGATAATAAAGAATCATAATATTACCCAAAATATTTAAATGTATAAATAAAGAAAAGTGTTAATATGAATTTAAGTTTTAAATCCATTAGAGAACGTGTTAAGAAAATGCCACCTGGTGAACATGTTTTTGATAAAAAGGTTGGCAAATATAAAATGATGATTCACAAGCATCAAGGGAAATTTGATGTTTATATTGATGGTGACAAACTTGAAACTTATCGTTCTCAGCGAGAAGCAGAGAAAATGGGTAATGAATTTATAAAACAGTTAGGAAGATAGATGAAGCTAATTACCGAATATACTGAAACTGATGTTCAGTGCATCGTCGAAAAGAAAGAGGACGGATCTAAGAATCACGTCATCGAAGGTGTATTTGCAATGGCCGAATCTAAGAACCGAAATGGACGTATCTATCCTAAAAGTATCTTAGAAGGTGCTGTAAGTAAATACGTCAATGAACAGGTTTCTAAGGACAGAGCGGTAGGGGAATTAAATCACCCCGATGGACCAACTGTTAACTTAGATAAAGTTTCTCATAAGATTACCGATCTAAAAATGGAAGGTAATAATGTTATGGGAAAGGCACGAATTTTGGATACTCCAATGGGCAACATTGTAAAAGGTTTGCTTGAGGGTGGTGTTCAATTAGGTGTCTCAACTCGTGGTATGGGTAGCCTTGAGCGTCGTGGTGGAACCATGTATGTAAAGGATGACTTTGTTCTTAATACGGTTGATATCGTACAAGACCCATCTGCACCGGAAGCTTTTGTAAATGGTGTTATGGAAGGTGTAGAATGGATCTGGAACAATGGCGTTATTACTGCTCAAGAAATTGAAAAAATAGAGACTGAAATTAAACGTGCTCCACGTGCGGATCTTTATGAAACGCAAGTTCGTGAGTATAAGAATTTCCTCTCAAAATTGAAATCCAACTAAAGATGGGAGTCAAACATGACTGATCAAATCCAAGAACAGGATGTTGAGCTCGAAGAGGAAATCGAAGAGGCTCATGATCCTAAAAATGCAGAAGCGCAATCTATTGCCTCTGTGGATTCAGCAGAAGACAAAGGCCCTCGTGCAAAGGCACGCAAGGGAGATAAGAAAAACTCTGAACCTATGCAAAAGATCAAAACTAAAGCTGGAATGATCAACGCTGCATATGAACAAATGTCACGCATGAAGAAAGAAGATCTTCGTGTTGCATTGTCTAAATTAATGGGAGAAGACGTCGATCTATCTGATCTTGACGACGAAGTGATTGCAGAGTCACCTGAAGTATCATATGACTACAATGGTGAACTAGACGCGTTGGTTGAATCTGAAGCAACATTGTCAGAAGACTTTAAAGCTAAAACAGCTGTTATTTTTGAAGCGGCTCTGAAATCAAAACTTTCTGAAGAAATCGATCGTTTGGAAGAAGCTTATAAAGAAGAACTAGATTCTGAAATTAAAGCAACTAAAGAAGATCTTGTTGAGAAAGTTGACAGCTACCTCAACTATGTGGTTGAGCAATGGATGGAAGACAACAAAGTAGCAATTCAAACTGGTCTACGTACCGAGATTGCAGAAGGCTTTATGAATAAGATGAAAGATCTATTCACTGAGTCCTACATTGAAGTCCCAGAATCCAAAGTTGACCTAGTTGACGAACTAGCAACAGCCAATGAAGAACTAGAAGAGCAGTTCAACACAGCAATGAAAAAATCTCTAGATCTTGCGGAAGAGCTTGAAACTCTAAAGCGTGCAGCTATCATTCGTGAAGCTTCAAAAGACCTAGCAGAAACTCAAGTTGAAAAGCTTGCTGATTTGGTTGAAAAGGTAGATTTCGAAGATGAAGAAACTTTCGCAAAGAAAGTAGCTACAATCAAAGAATCATACTTTGCTAAGAAAACAACTGCTGCTATCGACCTTGGGGATCCCGAGGAAGAAGATGAAGGTGATACAACAGAAGTATCAGATTCAATGGCGGCTTACGTAAACGCCCTAAGAAAAACAAACAAGTAAGTAGGAGATCCTATAATGGAAACTTATGATCGTCTCGTAGAGAAATGGTCTCCGGTATTGAACGAAGAAACTGCAGGTTTGGTTAAGGACGCACACAAGCGTGCCGTAACTGCAGTCGTTCTGGAGAACACAGAAAAAGCATTGCAAGAGCAAGGCTTGCTAGAAACAGCAGCTAACTCTAATGCTGGAGTAACAAGTGCATCACAAGGTGTAACTGGTGCTAACTGGAACCCAATCCTTATCTCATTGGTTCGCCGCGCAATGCCAAACATGATGGCATATGACGTATGTGGTGTTCAGCCAATGACAGGTCCAACAGGCTTGATCTTCGCAATGAAGTCACGCTACAAAACATCTAAAGCTGGTGTTGCGAATGGTGATGAAGCACTATTCAACGAAGCAGCAGTTGGCTATTCAGGTGACTCAGCAACAACTGGTAACGGTGCAAATGGCCCATCAGGTCTATCCGGTCTAGCAAATGCTAATGATCCAAACACAATTGACTCTGATCGTTCAGCACCTTATGCAGGTGACGCATACGAAACAGCTGAAGCTGAAGCACTTGGTAACACAGGTGAAGCATTTGCAGAAATGGGTTTCACCATTGAAAAAGCAACTGTTACAGCGAAGTCACGTGCGTTGAAAGCAGAGTACACACTAGAACTAGCACAAGACTTGAAAGCAATTCATGGTCTTGATGCAGAGACAGAGTTGGCAAACATCTTGTCAACAGAAATCTTGGCAGAGATCAACCGCGAAGTAATTCGTACAATCAACGGTCAAGCAAAAACTGGTGCTCAGCAAGCTAACGTAACAGTCAAAGGTATCTTTGACCTATCATCAGACGCAGATGGTCGTTGGTCAGCTGAGAAGTTCAAAGGTCTAGGTGTACAACTTGATCGCGAAGCAAACGTAATCGCAAAAGAAACACGCCGTGGTAAAGGTAACTTCATCATCTGTTCATCAGATGTTGCAAGTGCTCTAGCCGCTTCTGGCATGTTGGACTATAGCCCAGCATTGAATACAAACCTAAACGTTGACGACACAGGCAACACATTTGCTGGTGTTCTTAACGGTCGTATTCGTGTATACATCGATCCATATGCAACTGGTGATTACATCAACGTTGGTTATAAGGGTACTAACCCATATGACGCCGGTGTATTCTACTGCCCATACGTACCACTAACAATGGTCCGTGCAGTTGGTGAGAATGACTTCCAGCCACGTATCGGGTTCAAAACTCGTTATGGCATGGCGTCAAACCCATTCGTAGGTTCAGCACCTGCAGATGGTCTTGCAACAGCAAAAACCAACCAGTACTACAGAATCTTCCGTGTTGACAACATCTTGACATAAGAATCAAGAGTTTTCGGAAAAACTTTAGGGCGCTTCGGCGCCCTTTTTTTATAACCTATTGATTTCTAACAAAACAAAAATGCATTTAAAATGAAAATAACCGTTGACATTTGATTCATTATGCCCTATATTATTAATATAAGATGAAAGGAAACAAAATGTCAAGAATCGTACACTTAGAAAATGGATCAGCAATCAAAGCAGACGTAATCGAAGCTTTTGATAAAGCAGTTAATAATTCTGAAAATATCAATTCTTCAGGTGGTCTTAATTGGAATTTTGTTGATGCAGATCTTTGTTTAGATCTTGGAGATTTCTATTCAATGGATTATCTCTATGAGTGTTTCGAAGTTCTTGTAGATGAATATTTTTCGTAAGGAGTATATAATGACTAATAAAGTAAAAGATATGATTCAATTGTTAGAAGATAATGGTGTACACCTAGATCTCAATTGGTTGTTCCATGGTTCTACAGAAGAAGCTCAGTTAAGGCTTCTTAATAAAATCTTTCGTGAAAAAGTAGCATAGGAGGTTAAATGAAATTATTTTTGGATATGGATGGAGTCATTGCTGACTTCTTTGGTGGTTTTGAAAAGAAATTTAATGTTAGTCATTGGAAAGATCTTGAGGATCCCCAGTCTAATGTTGAAAGTCTAAAGAATACAAATTGGTTTAATACACTTGAACCATTTGATACTTCAGCTAAGTTAGTAGAGACCTGTCGTAAGATAGCTGGACGAGATTATGGTATCTGCTCTTCTCCTATTTCAGGAGATGATCATAATTCATCTTATTGGAAACGTGTATGGTTAGAACGTCATGGCTTTATGCCAGAGATACCTAATCTTATCTTTACTCGTGATAAGCATAAGTTTGCAAATGAGATGTTCTCTGGAGAACCAAACATCTTGGTAGATGATAAACCCAGCAACATAAAAGAATGGATTGCTGCTGGTGGAATTGGTTTACTATATCAAGCCAATGAATCAGACGTAGATGAATTAATTAAAGATCTACGATTTGCTTTCAGTTAAAAGGATATAAATATAGGTATAATAATTACCGGAAAGTAATATGCCTACATTAAATCCTTCAATATCAGTAGAAATGGATACACAAGGTTCTGGTCTAAGCAACCTCAATCTTTTACAGCCTTCTGCTTTTAAGTTAGTGGTGGATCGCAAGAACTATCCCAACTTAGAATTTTTTGCTCAATCCGTATTGCATCCTAATGTATCAGTTAATCCCGTAGAGGTACCATACAAGAGAGTATCTGGTGTACCTTTCGCTGCAGATAAACTTACATATGGTGAACTTACTACAATGGTAATTGTAGACGAAGATCTTAACTCATATACAGAAATGTATAATTGGGCCAATAGATTAGTAGAAGAGAATGAAATCTCTGCTACAGACAGAAGATCTTCAAAGGTACCTACTTATTGTGATATCACATTATTGATATTAAGTAGCCACAACAACACATCCAGAACAATTAAATATATTGATTGTATTCCAACATCTGTGGGGGACATGGCTTTAGAATCTACTAGTGGAGATGTACAATACATTGTATTTCCCTGCAGCTTTAGATTCTCACATTTTGAACTACGCTAAATAATTTTATATTATGAGGATATATTATGGACTTAAAAACTATTCTTGACGAATGGAAAAAAGATAGTGTTATTGGTTCGGCACTGGACGAAACATCACGAGCCACACCTACCCTACATGCCAAATACCTTCAATGGTTATCAGAAGCCAAGCTGGCCAAGAAAAGAGCTGAGATCCAACAGAAGTTATTACTCAAAGACAAATGGCTTTGGTATAATGGTAAGATGTCAGAAGAGAGAATGAAAGAGCTGGGCTGGGATTTTGATCCACTTGATGGACTCAAAATTATGAAAGGTGAAATGGATTATTACTATGATAGTGATATTGAAATACAACAGTCTGTAGAAAAGATTGAGTATTGGAAAACCATTGTAGAAACATTAACTGAGATAGTCAATAACCTTAATTGGCGACACCAGACTATCAGTAATATAATTAGATGGAAGACATTTGAAGCAGGCGGTTGATTATGTTTAATCATGTAGATCATGGTATTACTCTTCCTAAGATAACAAGGAAGACTACAAAGAAGGGTAGGAAGTATTTCACACCAAGTGGAAAAGCCTATCCATCTATTACAACAGTTTGTAGTATTCTTAGTAAGGATAGTATTATCAAATGGCGTAAAAGAGTAGGTGAAGAAGAAGCCAATAAAATTTCTCTTCAGGCATCTACAAGAGGTACAGCTGTACATAAGCTGGCAGAAGATTATCTCAACAATGAACCTGATTGGGATAAAGATGTTATGCCAAACAATCTTTTTTCTTTTAGTCATCTAAAATCAATTATTGATGAACGTATCAATAATGTATGGTTTCAAGAAGAGTATCTCTATAGTGATAAATTAGAATGTGCAGGGCAAGTGGATTGTATTGCAGAGTTTGATGGTCAATTATCTATTATTGATTTTAAGACATCACGCAAACCAAAGAAAGTAGAATGGATCACAAATTATTTTATTCAGGCTTCATTCTATGCAGCTGCCTTCTATGAGAGAACTGGTATACCCATTAAACAAGGTGTTATACTTATTACGGTTGATCATTCCGAGCCCCAAATATTTAAGGTAAATACTTTTGATTACCTACCACATTTTATTGACGTGAGAAAGAAATATAAGAATTTAAAGAATGCCTGATATTGTTTGTACATTAAAAGATTATAGTATGTTGTTAGTAGATTGTGAAGCCGGACTAGGTGCTGAACTATCCGACTACTTTTCTTTTTATGTACCTGGTTATAAATTTATGCCAGCCTATAAGAACAGAGTATGGGATGGTAAGATACGATTATTCAATCGCATGAATGGAGAGCTCTCTGCTGGGCTATATACGTATTTGTTAAAGTTTGCAGCTGAGCGAGGGTATTCTGTTGACACTGAAGAGTCGGATCAATATGGATTTCCGATTCCTCCTCGAGAGCCTCTTCAATATGTATCTGATTTACTAGCTGACGCAAAGCTTCCATTTCAGCCTCGAGAATATCAATACGATGCGTTTGAAACAGCCCTAACAAGAAGTCGAGCAATTCTATTATCTCCTACGGGTTCTGGGAAGTCATTTATTATTTATCTCATGATGAAATATTGGCTTCAGCATATTGCAGATGGTCCAAAAGCAAGTAGAGTACTAGTTATTGTACCTACTACCTCATTAGTAGAACAAATGTATCAAGACTTTATTGACTATGGTCAAGACCCAGAAGGTATTCATAGAATATATTCGGGTAAAGATAAAGTAACAAATAAATCTATTATTATTAGTACATGGCAATCTATCTACAAACTTCCAAGAAAATGGTTTGAACAATTTGGTATGATACTTGGGGATGAGTGTCATGGTTTTAAGTCCAAGTCTCTGTCGTCAATTATGAACAAAGCAACCGAGGCTAAATATAGATATGGATTCACAGGTACACTAGATGGTACCCTAACACACAGATTAATGTTAGAAGGTTTATTTGGTCCAGTATATCATGTTACCAAAACAAAAGATCTTCAGGATGATGGAACTCTAGCACCACTAGACATTAATGTTCTTTTATTGAACTACTCAGAACAAACGAGGAAAGATTTTGGAAAGAAGACATACCAGGAAGAGATTGACTTCATTATTGGAAATGATACTCGTAATAGGCTCATTCGCAATCTCGCTTTGGATGCTAAGGGAAATACTCTCGTCTTATTTAATCGTGTGGACGCTCATGGAAAACCTCTCTATGATTTGATAAATAATAAGGTAGAGAAGGATCGAAAGGTATTTTTCGTTAGCGGTGAAGTAGCAACATCTGATAGAGAAGCTATTAGAAGAATCGTGGAGAAACAAAAAAATGCTATTATTGTTGCAAGTCTTGGTACCTTTAGTACTGGTATTAATATTCGGAATCTGCACAATATCATCTTTGCTAGCCCATCAAAGTCTCAAATTAAGGTCCTACAGAGTATCGGAAGAGGGTTACGCCAATCCGATGACGGAAGAATCACAACACTCTACGACCTGACTGATGACCTGCATTGGAAGTCCAGAAAAAATTATACTTTGGTTCATGGTGCTTTAAGGGTTAAGATTTATGAAAAAGAGCAATTCAAATATAAAATTGTTAAGGTAGATATTAATGACTGAACTCACAAACATAAAACAATTTAAATTAAGCAATGGCGAAGAAGTCATTTGTGAGGTAGTTGAATGGTCTGATGAAGAGCACTCTGACCTAGTCATTAGAAGAGCTCTTAAATTAAATGTATATGATGATGATACTAAGGGTGTAAGGTATTATCATTTTAAACCTTGGATGATGATGCAAGAGGGTGATGAAATGTTTATGACCCTTAATATTAATCATATTATATCCGAAGCAAATCCTACGGCTAAAGTAATTGCTAATTATATGGAAGCTGTAAAGAATGCAAACTTAACAGAAGAAGAAATCGCTGCGAAGATAGAAGAGCATATAGCTAAAATGAGAGCTCAGGTAGAAGAAATTTCATATGCGCACGAGGATTCAGATTATGCTAATATCTTGATGTTTCCACGTGGCGACCCCAAGAAATTACACTAGTATATCCCCCCTCCTCAAAACCCTCTATTAATTATAACCCGGTTTGCAGGATCTATCAACCCCCTAAATAAAATAAATTCGCCGTTGAATTTATATAAAATTTATACTATATTAATAGTAATGTGAAGGATCATATTATGAGTAAAAGAAAAAATATACATTACGTTAACAATAAAGAATTCTCTCAAGCCGTAGTCGACTATTGTGGTGATTTGGCGGAAGCTAAACAAAAAGAAGAACCATTACCAATTGTGCCTGATTATATCGCTTCATGCTTTCTAAAGATCGCGGAAGGTCTATCACACAAATCTAACTTCATTAGGTATACATATCGTGAAGAGATGGTAATGGATGCTGTAGAGAATTGTCTCAAAGCTATTGAAAACTATAATGTTGAGGCTGCTACAAGAACTGGTAATCCAAATGCATTTGCATACTTTACACAAATCTCATGGTATGCTTTTCTTCGTCGTATTGCAAAAGAAAAGAAACAACAAGACATTAAATTAAAATATATGACCTCTTCAGGTATTGAGGAGTATATTATTTCTAATGGTGATACACAGTCTAATGCTGTAGTTCAGGCCTTTGTTGATACTTTAAAAGACCGTATTGACAAAGTAAAAGAAAAAGATGATGAGTTCAAAGTATTTGCTGAAAAAGAAAAGCAACAGAAGAAACTTACTAGAACCAAGATCGTTGATTCTGATTTAAGAGACTTTTTATGAAAATATTATTGACAGGATGGGAGGGATGTGTTGGATCATCTCTTTCTCTTTACTTAAGGATGGAAGGCCACGATGTTCAACATTTTCAGGGAGACATTCGTGAATGGGATCGGTGGGCTTTTTATACCGATACATTTTGGGATGCTTTAATTCATCTAGCTGCTATACCAGGAGTTCGTAGATCGTTTGATATTCCAGAAGAATATTATGATCATAATGTAAACGGCACCCGTAATGCTTTAAACTTTGCATCAACTGTTTGTATCAAACATTTATATGCTTCTTCCTCTAATGCTTATGAATGGTATGGTAATCCATATGCAGCTACTAAGAAGATGTGTGAAGTAATGGGTGAAGAACATTATAATGCTAAGGGTATGAGATTCCATACTGTATGGCCTGGACGTGATGATATGCTCTATAAAAAGTTAATGAGAAATGAAGTAGAATATATCAATGCTAATCATTATAGGGATTGGATTCACGTTGATGATCTTTGTAATGCCATCTTGACTATTTTAAATAATTGGGATAAAATAGATAAGAAAGTATTAGATATTGGTACTGGTTCAACCTTTAATGTATTAGAGATGGCCGAAGAAGTATTTGGCTGGAAAGGTGAGATTCGTCATGAAAATCCTATTGGAGAAAGAGTAAAGACACAAGCGGATGTACAATACTTATATGATCTAGGATGGAAACCAGAGAAAGATATATTCAGTGAAAATATTAGTGATGGGGTTACCAGGTAGTGGTAAGTCTAAGATTTCTAGAGAACTATCGGTTGGGTTAAACTGTGCCAGGTTTGACGCTGATGATATTCGTAAAACAACTCAAGACTGGGACTTTTCTGAAGAGGGAAGAATAAGACAAGCTCGTAGAATGGCCAACCTTGCCGACTACGAAAAAGGTTGTGGACGTATTGTAATATGCGATTTTGTTTGTCCTACTGATCTTACTCGTTATATTTTCGATGCTGATTTTACAATATGGATGGATACTATTAAAAAAAGTAAATATGATGATACAAATAAAATATTTGAAAAACCTGAGAGTTATGATGTAAGGATTGATAGATGGATAGATCCAAACCTACTGTACAGTTACTCGGTCGCTGGCAGCCGTGGCATAGAGGTCACACCGAACTTTTTAAAAGAGCTTTTCAAAAAACTGGTCAAGTAATAATTCAGGTTAGGAAAATGCCTAGAGATGATCAAAACCCATTTGATTATCATGATGTAAGACTTTTTATTACAAATGCACTTAAAGCAGAGGGATATGTATATGGAAAGGATTACGAAATAAATGATGTTCCTAACATTATAGATATTGCCTTTGGCAGAAATGTGGGTTATACTATTACAGAACATGATTTAGGTGAAGAGATTCATAAAATCTCAGCGACAAATATTAGAAAGCAATTTAATGAAAGTAGCAATTATCAATGACACTCATTGTGGCATTCGCAATAGCAGCGACATATTTCTCGATAACGCAGAGAAATTTTATAGCGATGTATTTTTTCCTTATCTTTTGGAACATAATATTAGCCATATCATTCACCTTGGTGACTACTATGATAACCGGAAATTTATTAACTTCCGCGCTCTTCACCGTAACCGTAATCATTTCCTTAAACCGCTTAGAGAGTTAGGTATAACCATGGATATCATTTATGGTAACCATGACACATACTATAAGAATACAAATGAACTTAACAGCCTAAAAGAATTACTTGGCCATTATATGAATGAGATTAACATTATTCAATCTCCAACCGTAATGGATTATGATGGTATGCAGATGGCAATGGTTCCATGGATATGCCCAGAGAATGAAAAAGAATCTCTAGACTTTATTAATAATTGTAAAGCTGATTGGGTAGGTGGTCATTTTGAAATCACCGGATATGAAATGTTTGCAGGTCAGCCATCTCCTCATGGATTGGATCGATCTATATTTAAACGATTTGAGAAAGTCATTTCAGGTCATTTTCATCATAAATCATCTCAAGATAATATTGAATATCTTGGATCACAAATGGAGTTCTTTTGGAATGATGCACACGATAATAAATACTTTCACGTCTTGGATACGGATCTACGGGTTCTTACTCCTGTGCGCAACCCTCATACTATCTTCCACCGTATTCGGTATGATGATACTTGTAACGACTATACTAGCTATGATCTAGATCAAGTTGAAAATAAGTTTGTAAAGATTGTTGTAATCAATAAATCAGATACATTTATGTTTGATAGGTTTATAGATCGTATTAATAATAGAAACATCCATGAACTAAAGATTGCAGAAAACTTTAACGAATTTCTTGGAGAAAATGTAGAAGATCAAGAAATATCGGTTGAAGATACCTCTACATTGCTCTATACTTATATAGACGCAGTTGATACAGATCTTGATAAAGATAAGATCAAACATCAAATGTCTGAATTGATGGTAGAAGCCCAAACCCTAGAAGTAGTATGATTATATTTAAAACACTTAGATGGAAGAATTTTCTATCTACAGGTAATAACTTTTCTGAAGTAGACTTTACAAAAGACAAAACAACATTAGTAGTGGGCCAGAATGGTGCTGGTAAGTCTACTATGTTGGACGCCTTGTCCTTTGCTCTATTCGGAAAGGCGCATCGTAATATATCTAAACCACAATTAGTTAATTCTATTAATAATAAAGGTTGTTTAGTAGAGGTTACATTTAATGTATTAGGATCAGACTTTAAGGTCGTCCGAGGCATTAAGCCAAATGTATTTGAGATTTGGAAAGGCGAGACTATGATGAATCAATCTAGTCACGCTAAAGAGTACCAGAAGATCCTCGAGCAGAACATTCTCAAGCTTACACATAAAAGCTTTCATCAGATTGTTGTGTTGGGATCGTCCTCCTTCATTCCTTTCATGCAGCTCTCAGCACAGAATCGCAGAGAAGTCATCGAGGATCTTCTGGACATTAATGTATTTTCTAAAATGAATAGTATTCTAAAAGAAAAGACATCTCTGCTAAAGGATAATATAAAAGATGTATCACACCAGATTGAAGTCAACAAAACCAAGGTCGAGGCCCAAAAGAAATACATACGTGACGTTAAAGCAATTAACAAGGAAGCGAAAGAAGAGAAGCTCAAACTCATTGAGGAGCATCGAAATGAGATCGAGACTCTCAATACAACGAACACAGAGCTATCCTCCAACGTGGAAGATAAACTATCTCCGACAACAGATTCTAAGATCCGGAAGGAAGCTAAAGTTAAAGAGCTCCAGGCCTACGAGACTAAATTTCAAAACGACATCCGAAAGCTCGTCAAAGATGTTAAGTTTTTTGAGTCGAACGATATTTGTCCCAGTTGTTCCCAACCCATCACAGAGGAAACCAAACAAGAGCATATCCTGGAAGGAAAAGAAAAGGCAAAGCAATTACAGGAAGCACTTGAGACAGCTTCAACTTCTATTACCAAGCATGTAGAATGTATTAAGAATCTAGATCTTATATTAGATGATTGTAGAGAATGGCAGGCACACATACATGCCAATAATCAATCTATATCTCAATTTCAATCTGCTATTAATCGAACACAAGCAGAGATTGATAAGTTGGATAATAATGTAGATATAGATCAGGCTAATGATGACCTTGATGAGCTTGTATTATCTGGTAATTTATTATGGGAAAATAAATTAACATTGAATGAACAACTCAACTATAATATTATTATGTCCACAATGTTAAAAGATACTGGTATCAAAACAAAAATTGTAAAACAGTATCTTCCTGTGATAAATAAACTATGTAATCAATATCTCCAGATATTAGACTTCTTTGTGTCTTTTCATTTGGACGAAGCTTTCCAAGAAACAATTAGATCACGTTTTAGAGATAACTTCTCTTATGATTCATTCTCTGAGGGTGAGAAGCAACGTATTGACCTTGCTCTGTTGTTTACTTGGAGACAGATCGCCAAGATGAAAAATAGTGTTGCGACTAATCTTCTTATATTAGACGAAACATTTGATTCATCTTTAGATCATGACGGTATTGACAATCTCATGAAAATCATTTATACTTTAGGAGAAAGTACGAATGTATTTGTTATATCTCATAAGGGTGAGATGTTAGAAGGTAAATTCGAACGTAAACTTGAAATAGTGAAAGATAAAAACTTTAGTAAGATAAAAGGTAATTAATTATGGAAATCAGTTCTAATACGGTAAACGTTCTAAAGAACTTTGGTACAATCAATAGTAATATTGTTATCAATCCTGGTAACAAACTTATGACTATTGCAGAAGCCAAGAATGTGTTAGCAGAAGCGATTGTTGACGAAACATTTGATCAAACATTAGGTATCTATGACCTCAATGAATTTCTAAATGTATTGAGTCTGGTGGATAATCCTTCTGTTAAGTTTGGTGAACAATCAATGCAGATTGGTGGTAATGCAGGTCGAGCATCTGTTAAGTATTATTACTCTGACACGGATATCTTGACAAGCCCACAAAAGCCTATTATTATGCCCGATCCTGATGTTTGGTTTACTCTAGATCAGGATACACTTACTAATATTAAACGTGCTGCGATGTCATTAGGACATTCTCAGATGTTGATTGAACCAGATGATGGTGTTATACTATTAACAGTAGTAGATACAGAGAACACAACATCCAATTCATATTCTATTTCAGTAGACGGAGGATACAACGAAGACTCATTCAAATTTATTATTAACATCTCTAACCTAAAGATGATATCTGATAGCTATGATGTTAAGATATCTAAAAAATTAATTTCACAATTTACAAGTTCAGACGAGAAACTCAACTACTGGGTTGCTCTAGAGAAAAATTCAACATATGGAGACTAATATGTCTAAAAAAGACGAAGTAAAAATGGCACACGAATCACATGCACCAGTATATGATCTTGCCAATCGGGTGTGCCGTTCATCTATCGCGGTTATTGATACTATGGTACAGCGTGGTGCTGTTAAAGGTGAAGAACTATCTACACTTGGTACACTACGTGATCAAGCCGTACAACTAATTCAGATGTCCGAAACATACCAACAAGATCAAGCTGCTGAAGCTGAATAAGGATACCTTTTTATATTATGAGCAAAGATTTTCTTTGGGTTGAAAAATATCGTCCTAAGAATATATCCGAAACGATCCTTCCTCCTTCTCTTAAAAAAACGTTTCAGGATATGGTGGCAACCGGTGAATTGCAGAATATGCTTTTCACCGGTACTGCTGGCTTAGGCAAAACAACAGTGGCCAAAGCTCTATGCAATGAGCTTGACCTTGATTATATTCTTATTAATGGATCAGAAGAGGGCAACATTGATACTCTTCGTGGTAAGATTAAACAATTTGCCTCTTCTGTATCCCTGCAAGGTGGTTATAAGGTTGTCATCCTCGACGAGGCTGATTATCTAAACCCCCAGTCTACACAACCTGCCTTGCGGGGATTTATCGAAGAGTTTAGTAATAACTGTCGATTTATTCTTACATGTAATTTTAAAAATAGAATCATTGAACCATTACATTCCCGTTGTGGTGTATATGAATTCAATACCTCTAAAAAGGAAATGGCTGAACTTGCTGGTCAGTTCTTTAAACGATTTGTATATATACTAGGACAGGAAAGTATATCATATGATCAGAAAGAGGCAGCTGATCTGATTATGAAACACGCACCAGACTGGAGACGGGTTTTAAATGAAGCACAGCGATATTCTAATACCAATTCTTACCTTAGTATTCCTAATTCAAATAATAATTCTGGCAACTTTGGAGACCTAACTAAAATACTTAAAGATAAAAACTTTAAGGCCATGAGACGTTGGGTCGTTGATAATATGGATATGGACACTACAGCTATATTCCGCGGTCTGTATGATTCCATGTATACATATGTAGATTCACATAGTATACCTCAATTGGTTTTGTTGTTGGCTGATTATCAATATAAAGACGCCTTTGTTGCTGATCATGAACTTAATATGGTTGCCTGTCTTACTGAAGTTATGCGAGACATTCAATTTAAATAGGAGGTACTATGGCCATAACACTTTATACACAACCACGTTGTACGTATTGTGAAATAATGAAATCAAAGCTTGACAAAACAGGATATGTGTATTATGTTATTAATATACAAGAAGATCCTAAAGCTTTGGCTTTTATGAAAGCTCAGGGCCATATAACCGTACCTCAATTATATGTTAATGATAATCATATTAATAAAAAGAATACACAAGACTATACCTCAGAAGAATTATATAAATTGATATCCGAGAGCCTTGATAGATGGGCTTGGCAGGATAGTGGAGTTGAGCAAGGTATTTAATGAACCCTTTTAATTATGTTACTAGTATCAATGATACTAAAAAAGATATTATGATTGATGATATGGCTGAGAAGTCATATAATAGTTTTATGGTCAATAGATCATTAAGCTACTTTAATGACACGGCGGTCTTGGCCAATGTCATGAATCAATACCACCATTGTGATAATAAACTTCAATATCATTTTTTGATAAATACCATCAGAAAGCGTAAACGATTTTCGAAATGGATGAAACCAGAAACTGAGAGTGATATTGAGGTGATTAAACAATACTATGGCTATAGCAATGAGAAAGCCAAACAAATACTTCATCTCCTATCACCTGAACAAATAACTATAATAAAACAGAAGGTGAGTAAAGGTGGAAGAGGCTAACTTAATTCAATGGAGTCCAACAGAGATGTTGGAAGTGACTTTAAATGATCCAGAAGATTTTTTAAAGGTAAGAGAGACACTAACACGTATTGGTGTAGCATCTCGCAAAGATAAAAAACTATTTCAATCATGTCATATCTTACATAAACAAGGGCGTTACTTTATTGTCCACTTTAAAGAGTTGTTTATGTTAGATGGTAAAAAGGCTAATCTCGAAGAATCAGATATTCAAAGACGCAATACTATTGCCACACTAATGAGTGATTGGGGATTGGTCGAAATACAGGACACATCTAAAGCAGCAGATTGTGCTCCTTTGAGATTGATTAAAATATTACCGTTTAAAGAAAAGGATGAGTGGGAGTTATGTCCCAAATATAACATTGGCACAAAATGAATAACAGAAGTTCAAATAAATCGTGACTAATGGTCCAGATCCTATTATAATTTAAATATAAATAATGTTGCAATGCGGATGGTCCGGTTGCATTTATTCTTGCTTGTAAAAGGAGAAAACTATGACAGGCGTACAATCACTATTTCCACGTTCATCTTTTGTTGGCTTTGACCATCTACTCAATGAACTGGACTATGTAGCTAAACACTCATCAGATAACTATCCCCCACATAATATTCTTAGAACAGGTGATCACGATTACCTAATTGAATTGGCTGTGGCTGGATTTAGTAAGGACGAACTTAACATTGAAGTTAAGGATCGTACACTTACTGTTAGAGGTGAACATGTAAGTAAGGGTCGCGAATACATTCACCGTGGTATTTCCACCAAGAAGTTCAAACGCACCTTTAGGCTGTCCGAACACGTAAAAGTAAACGGAGCAGACTTAGTAGACGGAGTATTGTCAGTAGAACTGAAATATGAAGTTCCAGAAGAACTGCGTCCTCGTAAAATCGAAATCGGTCATTACGAGGAATTAACAAATGACACAGACACTAAAGAGCTTCTTCAAGAAGCTGATTAACGACTATCAGATGGCCAAAGCCGTTCGTCAAACTGAAAACGAATTGCGTAAGCTAACTGATCAAGAATTGAACGATATTGGTATTGCAAGGGGTGATATTTATTCTATCGCCAGACAAGATATTGATATGAAAAAATCACATCTTATCTCACCTTTTAATCCTAACCTAAAAGGATTTGTCTAATGTTTTATACAGAAACAGTTACTATCGATCATCGTTCATTTGCTCAAAAACTTTGGGCTGGGTTTCAAACCTGGTGTGAGGTTGTTGGGTATAGCAGAGCGGCTGTACATCTTGCATCTCTTGGCTATCATAAAGAAGCTAAAGAATGTATGATGCAAATCGCAAAGCTGAAAAGCTAGTAGAAGAGTCTTAGCAGAGGGGCCTACGGGCCCCTTAGATCACACACAACACACAGGAGACATAAAATGTCGAACCCATATCAAATCCGCTATGATGTATTAAACATGGCAAAAGACATGCTAGATAAGCAATATGACATGCAAATGGAAGTTGCTTATAAAGCCATGGAAATGTTTAAAGACAATGCTGAAGAAGCATTAGAAGCATATAAGAAATATATTCCCAAAGCTATCACTCCCGATGAGATTAAAACTCAAGCTGACAAACTTTATGAATTTGTTACAGATAAGGAGAAATAATGTCGATAAAGGTTTAAAATTATTTGATGGTCTTGAAGTAGTAGCAGAGGTTGTAGAAGAAACAGATGCGGATTTTACTGTCCGTAAACCTTCCGCACTCAGAATGGTTAGTCATGATCAAATAGGCTTAACAATCTTTTCACCTCTTATTGATCCAGAAGATGATATTAAATTCTATAAGCATGGTTTGATTGCTGTTATGGATCCAACTCAAGAAATAAAAAATGAGTTTGAACGTATGCATAGCAAGTTAATGACACCACCTGATGCTAAGAAGAAATTAATAGTTTAAAAGGGGCGTTGCCCCTTTTTTTATTTTATAATATAATAAAAGCTTAATGTAAGTTCGGAGGTATTATGAACTTTTACACTAGCGTAAATCGTTATGGCAATAACATACTATATCGTGGAATCGAAGACGGCCAAAAGGTTGCTAAGAAGATTCCCTACATGCCAACATTATATGTAAACTCTACACATGAGACTGGTTGGTATAACCTACAGGGCGATCCTGTTCTCCCCAAATGCTTTGACTCAATGCGTGATGCAACAAACTATATGAAAACATATGGTGAAGTAGATGGTATGACTATCTATGGTACAACCAATTATATCACACAATTCATTGCAGATAAATTTAGACCTGACAAAGAAGTAAAGTTTGATCAGGATAAGGTAAATATAACATATATTGATATCGAGGTTGCTTCTGATGAGGGCTTTCCATTTCCAGAATCAGCTGCTCATCCAGTAACTACCATATCAATGAAGAATAATCAATCAGACACCTATTGGGTGTGGGGGCTATACGACTACGATGAAGACAAATGTGAAGTTGAAGGTATTGAGCACATCCATTATAAAAAATGTAAGGATGAAGTTGAACTGCTATTGGATTGGTTATCTTATTGGTCGGATCCTAGGTGGTCTCCGGACATTGTCACCGGCTGGAATACTAGGGGCTTTGATCTTCCTTATCTGGTTAATCGTATACGGAACGTCATCGGAGGAGATGTCTACAGAAAGCTTTCTCCGTGGGGATTGGTCGAAGACCGAACAATAAACATTGCTGGTCGACCTCATCTCTTCTATGACTTTGCCGGTATTCAACAATTAGACTATCTAGAATTATTTCGTAAGTTTGGATTTCAGTATGGTGCACAAGAGTCATATAAGTTAGATCATATCGCACATGTTGTATTAGATGAACGTAAATTAGATTATGAAGAATATGGTAACCTTAATAGTCTCTACAAGTATGATTACCAGAAGTATGTTGACTATAACCTAAAAGATGTTCAATTAATTGAGAAGCTAGACAAAAGATTAAACCTTATTAACCTTGCCATGACCATGGCCTATAGAGGTGGTGTTAATTATGCTGAGACCTTTGGTACTGTGCAGATTTGGGATGCTATCATTTATCGTATTCTATTAGTACAACAGATAGCCATACCTCCTAAAAGACCTCAAACTAAAAGAGAATATGAAGGTGCTTATGTAAAAGAACCTCAAAAGGGTATGCACGATTGGGTTGTATCCTTTGACCTTAATTCTCTATATCCAAATATTATTGTTCAGAATAATATGTCACCTGAAACAATTATACCAGGTATTGAGTTTGGTATGTCAGTTGATAATGTTCTTAACGGTCATATACCCGATCCTAAAGAAGACGTTGCTATCTCTGCTACTGGTATGAGATTTAGAAAAGACGTTGATGGTATTATTCCAAGTGTCATTAAACAGTATTATGATGAACGCCGTGTTATTAAAAATAAAATGTTACGGGTATCCCAAGATTTAGAGGATATGGGTGATTATGATTCTGCGATTGCTTTAAGAGAACATCAAACCAGATTGTCTAAAGACAGTGGTGGAGTGGTAGGTGATGCAACCAAGGCATCCGAATTTGTATTAAAACAATTAAAATTGTACGGTACTCGTAGGTCTTGGGATGGTCGGATTGGAGCCATCAAAGCACAGATTGCTGACTTAACAAACCAGCAGATGGCCATTAAGATTCTTATGAACTCTTTATATGGTGCCTATGCTAATAACTATTTTAGATACTTTGATCATCGTATTGCTGAATCGATTACATTGACTGGCCAGCTGGCTATTCGTTGGGCCGAAAAGTCTATTAATGAATATCTTAACTCTACATTAGATACATTGGGTAAAGACTACGTAATAGCTATTGATACTGATTCTCTCTATGTTAATATGAGTTCATTGGTAGAAAAGTTTAATCCCAAGAAGCCAATAGATTTTTTAAATATTATAGCACAAGAGAAGATAGAACCTATCTTAGAGAATGCATATAATAGTCTATTTAAGGTTTTAAACTCTAAAGAGAATCGTATGGAGATGTCTCGTGAAGTTATAGCTGATCGTGGTGTATGGATTGCAAAAAAGAGATACATCCTTAATGTTTGGGATAATGAAGGTGTTCGTTATAAAGAACCTAAGATTAAGATGATGGGTGTTGATGCAGTACGATCATCTACTCCTCAGGTGTGCCGAGACAAGTTTAAAAAGATCTTTAAGATTATTCTAGAAGAAGGCGAACAGGCCACACAAAACTTTATTGCGGAATTCCGAAAAGAGTTTAAGGCTCTGAGACCAGAGGAGATATCCTTTCCTCGAGGTTGTAAGGGTCTAGACAAATGGTCAGACAATCGCGATATATATTTAAAAGCGTGTCCCATACACGTACGAGGATCTCTTCTCTACAATCATCATATAAAACGTATGGGTCTAGAACAGAAGTATGAGATGATTAATAATGGTGAGAAGATTAAGTTCTGTTATCTAAAGATGCCAAACACTATTAAAGAAAATGTTATTGCATTTCCTGCGGTTTTACCAAAAGAGCTTGACGTACATCGATTTGTAGATTATAATAAGATGTATGATAAATCTTTTGTTGATCCTATCCAACACTTACTTGACGCTGTCGGTTGGGATGTTGAACCTAGAGCAACGCTAGAGGACTTTTTTGGATAATGTATTCTTTGACTATATTTGAATCACCTAGGTGGTGGGAGAAGCAACAACGCTTTGTATATGATAACAAGACGCATCGTCGTCTGAACTTTGACTCTTGGGATAAGTTACAAAACTTTTTCTATAAACTTAGTGAGAGGCCACTAAATGATAAACAAGATGCTGCACTTATTTCGCCGGCTATATTTAAACCTGATTCTACTAGAAAGAACGACAATGTCATTGCTTGGGCTGGTTGGGCTGCTGTTGATGTTGATGACATTGAAATTACTGGAGACATAGAAAATGAGCTTCGTAACCGTTTTGGTCATTGGACCTATATTTGTTACTCTACTGCTAGCTCTACCCCTGCTCATCCTAAGTTTCGTTTGGTTTTCCAACTTAGTGGTCAGGTTACGCAAGATCGCATCAAACACTTCTGGTATGCCCTTAACACCGAGCTCGAAGACATCGGAGATAAACAGACTAAGGATCTTGCTCGGATGTACTATATTCCTGCAAGCTATGCTGATGCTTATAATTTTTTCTTCGTTAACCGCGCTGAGCCTATGGACATCGATTACATACTAGCACGATGGCCATATGATGATAAGAGAGATGCCAAGGACTTTATGGATAGACTACCTCCAGCATGGCGAGAACAAATTGTTGAGTATAGAAAAGGCAAGCTAGATAACACTGACTTTACTTGGACCGGATATAGAGATTGTCCGTTCTGGCCCAAATCTTTGGCAACAGAATATCTTACTATATCATCTACAGGTTGGTATCGTCAGATGTATAAGATAATGATTGCAGTTGCCGGTAGGGCTGTAGAGAAGGGATATCCTATTAATGCTACACAGATAGTAGAATTGTGTAGAGAGTTTGATAGAGAGACAGGTAATTGGTATGAGAATAGACCAATGGATCTAGAAGCCAACAATGCATTAGAATATGCCTATAAGAACGGAGTAATAGGTTAATGTTACCAGACGAGATGGAAGCCGAAAAGAATCGTAAAATTATTGTGTCGCAGGCCAATACAATTGATATTCTTCAACGTAATGTAAAAGAGTTACAAGAGCAATTGCAGAACGCTCTTAAACGTATTGCCAAACTAACTGAGGATAATAAACTATGAAAGCTGGAAAAGTATGGGGCACTACAGAGCTGATTGAGGCAAACGGTGCATTAGAGTTTCATCGTATTGAAATGGAAGAAGGTGGTGTGTGTTCGAAGCATTTGCATCGCTATAAATGGAATGGGTTTTATGTAGAGTCGGGTAAGATGCTTATTCGTACATGGCAACAGGATTATGATCTTTGTGATATTACTCGTCTTAGTGCCGGTGAATATCATAAGGTAAAGCCAGGACTATATCATCAGTTTGAATGTCTAGAGTCTGGTGTTGCTTATGAATTATATTGGGCAGAGTTTAATCACCATGACATTGTAAGAGAGACAGTAGGTTATATGGATGATGAATATACGGAATATGAATTTGGCTTAGGTCAATTAGATAGTGCTACTAGTCCAGTTTCTATGTCAATAAGTATAGAAAAATAAAATGAAGATACAATATATTTTTGATGTTGATGGTACACTCACCCCATCTCGTCAACGTATAGATACTGAATTTAAATTTTGGTTTAGAACATTTTGCCAATATAATGATGTTTATGTTGTTACTGGTTCGGATAGAGAAAAAACATTAGAACAACTGACACATGACATTTATTATAGATGCAAGCGAGCATATCAATGTTCTGGGAATGATGTGTGGGAACAAGACAACCATATTAGGTCTACTGAATTTAAATTAACAGATCATCTTTATAAAGATCTAAACGAAGAAGTATCTAATAGTAAATTTTATCAAAAGAATGGAAAGCATATTGATGAGCGAGTAGGCCTAGCTAATTTTAGTATTCCAGGTAGAGGTATAGACCTAGAGCTTAGATCTATGTATCGGCAATGGGACGAACATAAGAATGAACGTTATGATATAGCCAAAAGACTTACAGAAAAACATCCTGAATATGAATTTAAGGTTGCAGGCGAGACCGGAATTGATATATCATATAAAGGTAATAATAAGTCTATAATTCTAAATGATTTTAATTATACGGATACTATATATTTCTTTGGTGATAAAACATTATTGGGTGGTAATGATCATGAGATTGCATTAGCAGTCAGTGATCGTTTAGGAAAGAACAAAACATTTACAGTAAGTGATTGGCGACATACATGGAAACTTCTAAGATCGTTGGAATAACATTTAGCACCTTTGATTTATTACATGCCGGTCATGTATCAATGCTTAGAGAAGCCAAAACAGTATGTGATCATCTAATATGTTGTATTCAGGTTGATCCATCAATTGATAGACCAGAAAAGAATAAACCTGTACAAACATTAGTAGAACGTTGGACACAACTACAAGGTGTCAAATACGTTGATGAGATTATTCCATATCAGACTGAAAATGATGTAGAAGACATCTTGCAATTATTTAATATTAATGTTAGAATTATTGGTGAAGAATACAAACATGGTAAATTTACGGGCAGAGCCATTTGTTCTGCTAGAGGTATAGAAATATACTATAATAAAAGAGATCATAGATTCTCTACAAGTGACTTGCGTAATCGTGTACATGGTATAGAATTAAAGAAGGATATCGGAGGATTGGAATGAAGATAATGATTATTGGCCATGGCTTTGTGGGCCAGGCTGTTGATTATGGATTTACACATCCTAAGGTTGAGAAAATGATCATTGACCCAAAATATGGTCATACACATCCTATTCATTATGATATATTTTATCCAAAAGATCTATTAGATTATAATATGATATTTGTATGTGTACCAACTTCTATGGCAGACGATGGAAGTGTAGATACAAGTATATTAGATAAGATAGTAAACAGAATTGTAAGTGATGGGCCTATTGCATGTCCTGTGGTTATCAAATCTACGGTGACACCTGATTGGTTAAAAAAATTGGAGACTGATTCTTTATACAGCAACTTTGTTTATAATCCTGAATTCCTCACAGAAAAAAATGCTAATGAACAGTTTGTTAATCCCGAATTTCATTTACTGGGTGGGAGGGTAACCGCAACACAGACCGTGCAATATCTTTATAGTGAATACAGTATTATGAATGATGCACCCTTTCTCCATTGCACTATGCAAGAAGCCAGCTTTATTAAATATGCTATTAATACTTTTCTTGCAACCAAGGTTACATTCTTTAATAATCTTTACGATGCTGTTAATGATTATGATGGCAATGTTAATTGGTCCTCAGTTCTTAAAGGCATTTCATTTGATAAGAGAATTGGAAAAAGCCACAGCTCAGTACCAGGATTTGATGGTAAACAAGGTTTCGGTGGAGCTTGTTTTCCTAAAGATACTTCCGCGTTTACTAAGTTCAGTAACCGGTTGCCATTGCTAGAAAAAGTTATTAAAATTAATAATGAATATAGAAGCAATTACGAACTAGATACAAGAGAGATTGAACAACATGTCAATTATGGACAAACTAAAGAAGAACAGTAAGATCAAGACAACTGAGGTTTTAGCTGATTCTAAATTTTTTAATGAAAAAGATATGGTGGCTACAGATGTGCCAATGGTCAACGTAGCATTATCAGGATCTGTTGATGGTGGAGTATCACCTGGTCTTACGGTATTGGCAGGGCCTTCTAAACACTTTAAGACATCCTTTGCTTTACTTATGGCCTCTGCATATCTCAATGCAAAGAAAGATGCTATTATTTTATTTTATGATTCTGAGTTTGGTTCACCACAATCATACTTTCAACAATTTGGTATTGATCCTGCTAGGGTATTACATACGCCTGTAGCTAACGTAGAAGAATTAAAATTTGATCTTATTAATCAATTAGAAGAAATTGATCGTAAGGATGATGTAATTGTAGTTATTGACTCTATTGGTAACCTAGCATCCAAAAAAGAATTAGAAGATGCTATCAATGAAAAGTCAGTGGCAGACATGTCACGTGCTAAAGCTCTTAAGGGTTTATTCCGCATGTGCACACCATATCTTACTATGAAGAATATTCCAATGCTTGCGGTTAATCATACTTATCAAGAGATTGGATTGTTTCCTAAGGCCGTTGTATCAGGTGGTACAGGCATTTATTATTCCGCAGATAACATTTGGATCTTAGGTAGACAACAAGATAAGAAAGGTACGGAGGTTCAAGGTTATCACTTTGTTATTAATGTTGAGAAGAGCAGATATGTTAAAGAGAAGTCTAAGATTCCTATTACTGTTTCCTGGGACGGTGGTGTTCGCAGTTATTCTGGCCTGCTTGACGTGGCTCTTGCTGGTGGGTACGTTGTTAAACCTTCCAATGGCTGGTATGCAACGGTCGATATGGAGACTGGTGAGATCGGTGGCAAGGTTAGGTATGATCAAACTCTAGAGAAAGAATTCTGGGATCCTATCTTTGATAACACTGACTTTAAGGATTTTATTAAGAAGCAGTATTCTATTGGTCACCAGTCTTTGGTTGATATGGATGAAATTGTAGTAGAAGCATGATAGAAAACGAACATTATGAATTAATCCCAAATGATAATGATGGTTGGGATATCAGAATAATGCAGGGTGATTTTACAGAAACCGTTTTTAATTTTGGCGCTATCAAAGTGGCAGAAAATGGTGAGAGCCTTAATTATTCAACTGAAATAATTTATAGTCCCGTAGAAGAAGATTATGATAATAATTTAGAATGGCACCAGTTGACAGGAAACATTTTACTTAGTATAATAGATCAAATGATTGAACAAGAGGCAAAGACTGGTGAATCATAACATCGAACAAACGGTATTGCGAAATATACTTACTAATGAACCTTACATGCGTAAGGTTTTGCCTTTTATAAAGGTTGAATACTTTGAAGGAGTCTATAGACAGTTATTTAATCAAGTTGCTAAGTATGTAGCCAAGTATAATAAACTTCCATCGTTAGAAGCCTTTCAGATTGAAATAAATCAATCAGACAAGTTTAGTGATGAACAGTATAGACATGCAATTGAAATACTACCTAACATATTTCATGTCGAAGATGTAAATGGTGATTGGTTATATGATACTACAGAGAAGTGGTGTCAGGATAGAGCCATACACAATGCTATTATGGAAAGCATAAGTATTATTGATGGTAAACATAAATCACTTACCAAGAATGCATTACCTACTTTATTACAGGATGCTCTATCCGTTACCTTTGATCCATCAGTAGGCCACGACTATATTGAAGATGTAGAATCTCGATATGATTTTTATCATGCCGATGAAGATCGTATACCATTTGATTTGGATTACTTTAATACCATTACTAAAGGTGGTTTGCCAAATAAAACTCTTAATATTTGCCTTGCTGGTACTGGTGTGGGTAAATCTTTGTTTATGTGTCATGTCGCTGGTTCTGTATTGAGTCAAGGTAAAAATGTACTATATATTACAATGGAGATGGCCGAAGAACGTATTGCAGAACGTATTGATGCTAACCTACTTAACATACCATTAGATCAATTACAACATGTGTCTAAAGCGATGTTGACTACCAAGGTAGATGATATTGCATCTAGAACTAATGGTAAATTAATTATTAAAGAGTATCCAACTGGTTCTGCTCATTGTGGTCATTTTCGTGCATTGCTTAATGAGTTAAAACTTAAACGCAACTTTGAACCTGATATGATTTTTATTGATTATCTTAATATATGTGCTTCAAGTAGAATGAAGGGCTTAGGAGGATCTATTAACTCTTACACATATATTAAGGCTATTGCAGAAGAGTTAAGAGGACTTGCAGTGGAGTTTGATGTGCCAATTGTATCTGCTACTCAGACCACACGTTCTGGCTTTACGAGTTCTGATCCTGGGCTGGAAGATACGTCTGAATCATTTGGTTTACCTGCAACAGCAGATCTTATGTTTGCTTTGATATCATCAGAGGAATTAGAATCTCTTGGTCAGGTAATGGTAAAACAATTAAAGAATAGATATAATGACCCTAATAATAAAAAACGATTTGTATTGGGTATTGATCGATCTCGTATGAGATTGTTCGATGTAGATAATCCCGAAGAAGGTGTAGTTGATGACAGACCTGCGTTTGACAAATCAGAGATGAATGAAAGATTTAAGGATTTTAAAATACAATGAGTAATCCAATGCAATTTATGGGAATGATGGATCAGATGTTAAATGCTTCTCCTGTTGTTGAAAAATATGAACAACTTCTATCAGAGGAGCAAATAGTTGACATTGAAGAAATTGTTAAACATCAAAGATGGATAATTGCTGATGGAGTAGATTTTCCCGGTGATGGAAAATATATGAATGTTCATGATGTTTATTATCATGGTTTTTGGTATACAGATGACGAAAGAATAAAACTTATATGTAATGATATTTTAAAGGCTTTAAATGATGGAAAAGAGCCAACCGCTATACAACGTATTAAAATTAATTGTACTTTTCCAACAGATGAAGTTACAGAATTTCAATATCATGTAGATGAACATGCAGCTTCACCAGATATAAAGTCCGCTGTATATTATGTTAATACTTGTGATGGATATACACGTTTAAAAGATGTGCAAGAGACATTTCCAAGTGTAAGTGGTTCAGCGATTAAATTTGCTCAAGACACTGAACATAAAGGCACTACATCAACTAAGGTGCCACGTTATGTAATTAATCTTAATTTTATTCCATAGGAGAGAGTATGTGGGTTTTAGTATGGCTTGAATTAGCCGCTTCACAGAATATAAACTTCTATCATTTAGGAAGTTATGAACAAGAACGAGATTGTAAGAATGCATACGAAGATGCTATTGTATTAGTAACTGGTAAGAACCAGAGTATGGAATGTTTGTTTATTGATATGGAGAACAGAAAGAATGGCCGTTAATCGTAACTATAAAAAGACCAGTATTGGTCAACGTAATGTAAAGATGTCTAGTATGAATAAAAGTAAGAAGCGTGGTTTTAAAAAGTATCGAGGCCAAGGCAAATAATGCATGCAAAGCTTATATCCTATAGCCAACCCGGCGGTCGTATCCACAGTGGAGAACCTGCATTCAAGGGGCTTGATAACATCCAAGACCTCATCGCGTATTGCGCCCGTGTCTCCAATCCAGCGAACCAGGCTAACACCAAAACAACACCAAAGCTACTTGACTACCTCATTAAACACAAACACTGGTCACCATTCGAAATGGCATCAGCCTGTATCGAAATCGAAACAACCAGAGATATCGCAAGGCAAATCCTCCGCCATCGCTCATTTTCATTTCAAGAGTTTTCTCAGCGGTATGCTGACATTCGCGATCTTGATGGCGATTTTGTTTTAAGGGATGCTCGGCTACAAGATCCTAAGAACCGCCAGAACAGTATTGATAATGAAGATTCAGAATTAGAAAACGAATGGTGGAATAAACAAATGGCTGTTATTGAAACAGCTAAAATGGCATACAACTGGGCAATAGAAAATGGAATCGCAAAGGAACAAGCAAGAGCAGTCTTGCCAGAAGGTAACACAGTTAGTCGGCTCTATGTTAATGGTACCATTCGTAGTTGGATTCATTATATCGAGTTACGTTCTGCAAATGGGACACAAAAAGAACATATGGAACTAGCCGTCGAAGTAGCAAAGGCTATTAGTCAGATCTATCCCAAAGCAATAGATTTTATTAAGGAGGACTAAATGGGTAAACATCTATCTACATTTTATAAAGATGATGAATCAGAATATTGTGAAATACATGTTGACTATAAAGAAGAATTCTTTTATATTAAGTATTATAAAAAAGATGCTGCAAAATGGTTTCACACAGAAGAATTTATTGGTAAGTCTTTGCGTTATGTAGAAGATGCAGCTGAAAACTGGGCTCTAGGAATTAAGAAAATCGATCCACATTATGAAGGAACATTATTATAATGCCATATCAATCAACTAAGACATACGGTCATAACATTGGCCTGTCGGCATGCTTTCGACAACCAAAAGCGCATTCGCACTGTAGATTTTTACATGGATACAGTTTGGCGTTTCGTTTTACATTCCAAGCAGCAGAGCTTGATGAACGCAATTGGGTTGTAGACTTTGGTGGTCTTAAACCTCTAAAGGCCTGGCTAGAGGATACATTTGATCATAAGGTAGTATTAGATGCTGATGATCCAGAAATGGTAAAATTTGAAATGCTAGCAGATGCAGGTCTAGCGGAACTTACTGTTTTAGACGGTGTTGGAGTAGAACGTTTTGCTAAGCATGCATATGACTTTGCCGATAAGCTAGTGAGGGAAATGACGGATAATCGGTGTTGGGTAATATCAGTTGAATGCATGGAACATGGTGCTAACTCAGCAATCTATTATGGGTGATATATGTTTGGTCTAAATGAAATTGTAGGAAAAAAATATTTCGAAGATGCTGGTGACAAGTTATTTGTCACTAGTGTTTTTTATACTATGCAGGGAGAAGGTCCATATCGTGGTATGCCTGCATTATTTGTTCGTCTAGCTAAATGCAATCTTGGTTGCTCTTGGTGTGATGCATTCTTTGATGATGGTGATTGGATGACCGTCGAAGAAGTTATATTGGCCGGTGTACTAGAAGTAGAAAAGTATTATGACAATAATGTACCTGAAGGTATTTGGGATCGTATGGTATTTGTTGTTACTGGTGGAGAACCATCTCTGCAGAAGATTAAACCTCTATTAGAATATGCATCCGAGAAGTTTGGAGCCACACAGATCGAGTCTAATGGTGTATTTGCTCCTGATGTTCCGGATCGTACTACTGTAGTAATCTCTCCTAAGTGTAATGAGAAGGTTGATATCTCATTAGGCTTTAAGCGTTATATTCCTACAAAGTATATGGAACCCAATAAGGATACATTGGCTCGTGCTGATTGTCTAAAGTTTATTGTAGAGGATCAAGATGAATTTGATTCTCCATATCAATCTATTCCTGATTGGGCTCATGAATGGCATAAAGAGACTGGACGTGATATCTACATCTCGCCTATGAACATCTATAATAAAGAACCAGAGAAGGCTAAGGCCATACGAGCTGGTAAGAATAAGATGGATCTAGAAGAACGATCTACTGTAGATGAAGTTGTGTCTTGGTGGGAAAAGGATCTATTTAATATGGATGCCAATCAAAAGAACCATGAACATGCAGCTCGTTATGCATTAGATCATGGTTACATCTTCCAAATGCAATTGCATCTATTTGCGAGCTTTGCATGATTCGAGACTTTGAGACACTTGAAGAAGAGATCGTAACTATTCTTGCCGAAGAGTCCGCAGAGCTCATACAAGAGATCATGAAGATGAAACGTAGGAATAGTTATCCTTCAAAACAATTCCAAGAAGAGCTTGGAGATGTGATGTGCTTGATTGATCTTTGCTTTGAATACAAATTGGCAAATAGGTCAATTGCAAATATGAGATCATATCAAAAGAAAGAAAAATTAAAAAAATGGTCAAAAATATTTGAGAAAGCCCGTGACTTCAAGTACGAATGATCCTATATTAATATTATAGGAACGGAGGACATCATGGATAAGTATCTTGGAGCTCATCTTATTTCTGCTTTGTTGACCAAGAAGGGTATCGTACCTGATAATAATTTAGCCAGAGCTGTCGGTACAATCATATATGAAGTATCGACAACTAAGTCAGGTTTAGTATCAAAGTCATTAGTGGATGAATATGGCTTTAGATCTTCTTCGTTCTGTGAAGAACATTATCATTCTCGTCAGCAAGTAGGTAAGCGTATAGTTGAAGAGAATCCATCGTATGATGATATAGTAAAGATACTAGGTGAATGTACTAAGGTTCACCTAGTAACATCCGAAGAGAATATTAGACTTTCTCCTATTCAAAATGGTCGAGACACAAGAGATAAATCTTGGCAAGATCAATATCTATTAGCAGGTATTGAATTAGTAAAAGATCAGGGCACAGCACCTAGATACTTTTATAGCACTTATGTGATCGACGATTCTGTGTATGAGAATATCCAGCTAGCATCAGATGCTACCGGATTGTCTTGGGACATTATTAGGAAGCGCTGTTCTTCCAAGGCTCTTAAATGGCGCAACTTTGTGAGAAAGGGATAAACATGTACAAAGTATACCTAGCAAAACTAAAACGTGAAATTCGTGAGAATGGATTACCGACCACAGTCTATAAGGTTGGTATAACATCATCTAATGATGCTGAAAGACGTTTACGATATACTGGAGAAGATGAACCTAACCCGGTGACATCTGTCTTCCAAGATATTAAAATTATGACATCCACACAACGTGTTTATAGTAAAGAAGAAGCTGAATCTATCGAGAAGCGTATTATGGATAGTATTGCCAATACTGCGGGCGATAAGTATTTTCATAATTGGTATGAACCTCGTCAGATAAGTGGCATTACAGAAATGCGTAAATGGAATTATGACGAAATTCAAACAATCTTTGAAATCTTTAAGGAATATAAAAACAATGCTAAAGACTAAAGACACATCAGCCGTTATTCGTAAACGGATTGAGGATGCCAAGGGTAGATATTGGGCTGGAGATAATATCTCAGACTTTATTGAAGACGGTGAAAAAGAAAAACTAATTGAAGAGGCTACAGCAGCCTTTGAAAAGGTTCTTGATACATTATTGATTGATCGGCATAATGATCCTAACTCTATGGGAACGGCTAAACGATTGGCCAAGATGTATTATAATGAAATTATGGCAGGTCGTTATGATCCTGCTCCATCTGCTACAGCATTTCCTAATACAGGTAAGTCTGCTTATCATGGTATGCTTACGGTTCGTTCAGAACTAAAGTCCATGTGTAGTCATCATCACCAACCTGTTACTGGTGTTGCCTATATTGGTATTATTCCTACAGATAAGGTTATTGGTCTATCTAAGTATACACGTATTGCTCAGTGGTGTGCTCGTCGTGGTACTCTACAAGAAGAACTATGTAATGATATTGCTCGTGAGATTATGCTAGCCACAGAATCAGAGAATGTGGCTGTTTATATTCAGGCTAAGCATGGTTGCTGTGAGAATCGTGGTATCATGGCTACTAGCTCATTAACACAGACTACAGTTCTCAAAGGATTGTTTAATACACCTCATGCTAAAGGTGAGTTCTTTGATAATGTACGTATGCAGGAATTAAATTCAAAATAAATTAAAAAATATCCTTTCTAACCCTTGACTTATCCTCTTTTTGGTATTATATTAATAATATCAGAAGGAGGATTTTTTTTATGTTAGATGCTAAGACAGTAAAGGGTATGAATATTAAAGCAGTTGTTGATGATGCTGAATGGCAAGCTGTTCGTAAGGCTCTCATTGGCAATTGGAAAAATAATCATGTTCAGAATGTAAATCTACTAAGAGAATACTTTGATAAATATTACGATAATCCTTTAGCGATTCGTCGCCTTGTAAATGTATTGACAGGATCTGTTCATCGTGTAGGCCATACAAAAGGTCAAAAAGAAACAGATGCTCTTCGTCGTGATGTTCGTATTGTATGGCGCAATATGCTTGGAGAAGAATGGGATCCAGAAGATCCAAGATATAAGACAGGAGAGATCTAATGAAGACGTTCAAGCAATTCTCAGAAGGGCCTAAGGATGCTGCTGGTAAGTCAGTCTTTGTAAAGAAGATAGCTAAGTCAGCCGGTGTTGATTATAAGAAAGCAGGTGCTATAGCAGCTGCTGCTGGTCGTAAGAGAATGGGCGCCGCTAAGTTTAATGCCAAGGCAGCAGCGGGTCGTAGAGCGAGTATACGCGCACGTAAGGCGGGTAAAGTATATAAAGGTTAGTTATGGTATATGTGTTATTAAAGAACAAAGGCGGACAAGTTCTTAAAGACATTAAGTTGAAAGATCCTAAAGGCAAGACTTGGACAGTCACAGGAACATCTCGTAAAGGTATTAATCGTTATTCAATTGGTTTGAAATCAAGTGATGGTTCTACAAGAACTGTTATGAATCATGATATAGCAAAAAAGAAAGATCCTAAGCATGAGCCTTGGTCAGTAGTAGGTGATTTTCATTCACCATCAAAGATTGCTAAGATGTATGGTCGTAAGTTAGATCCTGATGCTAATAAACCAAGACCAGAACGTGCTTCATTTTGGAAAATGAAATCTAAACCTGGTAGTCATAATTACAAGCAAAAGAAACGTCTCATGAAAGTGGCTCCTGATCAATACGGTAAGTTTAAAGAAGATTGGGAAGCAAATTTAGAATGGTTAGTGGAGAATAATCTTAATGAAGAATCTTGAAGTATATGTTAATGCAGTGTTCGTAGCTCCTACTCTTGAAAAGAAAAAAGAAGCTATGTATCGTTTGATTGAAACATCTCATGCAAAAAAAGAAACAAAAAAGCTTGCCAAGACTAAGGTAAGTATGTTAAAATCAAATAATCAGGTAGATAAGTATGCTACTAACTATATGTTCTCGGGAGAAGGTCTAAGTGTCTAATAAGGCTAATAAGTTTAACATACATTGGCAGTTGACACGTACACAGGTACGTAAGATCAAAGATGTTGATGCAAAGATTAAATATGTATTGAATTTTCTTAATCGTAATAAGAATGTTCATAATTATGGAAGAGTTCATAATTGGCTAAAGATGACAGGTGTTGCTTATAAAGATGACAAGCGACAGAAGTTTGTTGATGCTGTATCTAAGCTTGAGGCTAATAAGTCTAAGTATTCTAATACTGCTGATAATGAAAATGATCTTTCAAAGATGTCTAAGGATGATCTTAAATTAGTATATAAAGATCTATCTAAACGTAAGTATGGATTTCAATATAAGTCTGTACCTAAAGCACATACTGATTTTATGGATAAGTTGAAAAAAGCTCTAGAGGATTAATGTTTGCAAAGTGGACCGAAGTCAACGGTATTAAGTGTCAGGGTAAAACCGAAGCTCGTACCTGCCAGGCTTTATTTGATTTAGGATTTAATGTTAAGAGAGGCAAGTTTGTAGAAACACCTCATGGTCGTTATACGCCAGACTTTGACATTGGATCAGTATATATAGAAGTAAAGGGTATTAATTC